ATCCTTTCTTCTTACATAAGGTTGTTAACCTGAACACGCCTGTAGTAGCGGTTAGAGTTCTTAGTGAGAGCACCAAGTCCTTGAGTTGTACCTTGTGAGAATGGGTTTTCGACGATGCCGTAGCGAGTCTTAAATCCAATTTTTGGTTGGAAGGTGTCCTGACCAACAGCACGAACCATCTGTAGTGGAACGTATGGGCAGTAAAACAGTCCAGCGTCATAAGGTGAAGAACCTTTATATCCAACAACGTAGTACTGGTTAGCAGATACGTTAGCAGAATAAGGGTCGATATAGACTTTGTACTTACCTTGAAGAACACCAGCAAATGTATTGCCTGTGTCATCTACATTAAGGTTAGCATTAAGTGCAGGGGTGTAATCAAGTACACCAGCCATTGTTAGGGCAGAAGCAACATCAGCAGATGTTAGAATCATATTACCCTTTCCACGACGAGTTCTTTGTGCGATAGCGTTCGCATCTCTCTCGATCTGGAAAATAAGTCCCTTGAACTTCTCAACTGACCATCTTCCGTTTGAGTCAACGTCTAAGTCAAATCTACCAGCGTTAGCAACGTTTGCTTGAGCACCAGACTCAGCAACATTGTAAATGGTACGAATAACTTCACGGTTGATCTCAGCAAGGATCTCAGTAGAAAGAATGTTAGCAAGTTCTGCTTCTGCATTCAAACCGTGGATCGCCTTGAGGTCTTGAGCAAGCTCTAGTGAGTACTCAGCTTTCAACGCACGAGATTTAGCAGTAACTGTTACTTTCTCGATGCTGAATGCCATCTGGTTGAAGTGCTCAGATTCACCGAGTCCTTCAGCACCATCTGTACGCATACCTTGTCCTACATTATAGGTTCCAGGTGAAGCGTCATTAAGAGCACTTGGATTTGAACCAGACTGTGCAGTTGTACCCAAACCAACAGCAGCATTTGTCATGCCATCTGTTTCGTTGTATCCAGAGTCTTGTCCAGAGAATGCTGTATCTACTTCGTCGAATAGAGCTTCTGTACCACTCTGATTCTTGTAGCGTGAACGCATTGCAAAGATTAGTCCAGTAGGACCATTCATTGGTTGAACACCAGCAAGGTCATATGCGACCAAGTTTGGCATTGAACGTCTAATCAATGAGATTAGAACGGGGTCGAAACCAGCAGTTGGACCACCAGCAGCAGCGTCAGCAGAGAAACCTGCGTTCGCACCTGATGCGGTACTGTTTGTTGGAGCTTCGGTAAGGAAAGAACGCTCTTCACGTAATTCTTTCTCTTGGTTTTCTAACAGGATAGCGGTTGTCGCTCTACGATGAGAGTCCTTGATTGGATCAAGTCCGTCATAATCGAGAATAGGTGCCCACTTTTCCTGAAGATATTCAGTGTTGAACATCTGCATTTAAGTTTACCTTTTGTATTTTGTTTGAATTAATGATCTAAAAATCACTTTTTAGCAGCTCTTGAAAGAGTATTCAAATAGGCTTGCATTGTTGGGTTAACTTCTTCCGAAATTACCTCATCAGTTGAAACCTCTTCAGATAAATTTTCAGAGGTGCTCGTTGGAGCACTAGTATTACTTGGGAAATAAGATTCCTTCAGTGTACCTAGTTTCTCACGATAGTCTGTCTCACTTTCAAACTCAACATTCTCTGCAAGACTAGCAAGTTTCTCCTTCTGAGTGTCTGCAAGACCTTCAGTAACTGCAGCAAATATTCCATCTGCTGTAGACTCTGCTAATCTACGATTAAGAGCAACATTCTTATTGATTTGCTCATTGAGTTTGGACTCCATTTCATCAAGTTTATCTACCATACTATTAAGTACATCATATTTTTCTTCAGGGATAGTTACATAATGTTCTTCAAATAGACTCTTCATTCCGTCTAGGAATGATTCGGTCATTTCTGTTTTAAGACCAGCTTCTACTGCAAGTGCGTTTTCTTGAATCCACTCGTCAGCAACATACTCAAGGTAAGAATCAACTCTTTCTGTAAGACCAGTCTTAATGGTATCTAGTTCTTCAACTAGAGCATTAGCATATGCCTCATTGAGTTCTTCCTTAATTTCTCCAACCTTAGATTTGATTGCGGTCTCGAAAATTGTTCTAGCTTTGTCCTGAAACTCTTCAGATAGATCTTCACCTTCAAGAAGTGCTTGAACGTCTGCTTCAACGTCAATAGTTTCTTCGATGACTTCCTCTTCAGTAGTCTCTTCTTCGGCAACAACTTCATCAGTAGTTGTTTCTTCTTCTGATACAACCTCTTCTTCGGTTGTTTCTTCTTCAGCAACTACTTCATCAGTAGTTGTTTCTTCTTCAGTAACAGTCTCCTCTTCGTGCTCGACTTCTTCTGCTGCTGCTGCTTTTGAATTTACAACATCCTTAACTTGTGCTAGGGTTTTACCCATATCAAGTTTTGCAGAGTCGTCGTCGGGACGATAGTTTTCTGGAGTAGGTCCACCGAGATCTTCAACTGCAGCACCAGATGGTGCTTGTAGTGATTCACCCTTAGCGGCACCCTTGGTTACTACGTTTTCTTCGATGTTTTCCATGTCGTGAATTTGTTACCAACGGACGGTTTAC